GCTCGCCTACAATGGCTTCAAAAAGCGATCCGAAACGTGGCTCTTGACCTCGGAAAAGCACGCGCTGATCACTCCTGGTCTGCCGTCGCCGCCCTCCATCGCCAGCAACAGGCCCTCCGAGCCGAAGCCGATGCCGAGAGCAACCGCCTTGCCCCTCCTGCCGTAGCTGCTCAAGACGACCGCGACCTCTCCCCCGAGGAGATGGCTCACCGCGAAGAGGGCCGAGCCCGGATCCTCCTTGACCCCCACCTCATGATCTACGTCGCCGAGTACCTGCGCCGTCATCCCCACCTTCACCTGGACTCGGATGGGACTCAAATCCACATCGTCGCCGCCTCCTGATCCAGAGGCCCTCGCGGAGTCCATCCATGAGGAGGCTCTGTCAGCGGACAGCTACTCCCTCTGGGCACGGGCGCACGCTCTCGACTGCCGCCTCTACACCGCGCCTCAGCGGAGGTTCTTCAACCTGCCCGATCCCCTCGCGGTCTTGTGGGGAGCGAACCAGATCGGCAAGACCCTCACGATCCTCGATGATGCGATCCTCCGGCTCCTTGGCCGACACCCTCTCCAGCGCCATCGCCCCCCCTGTAGAATCGGCCTCGGTGGCAAGTCCTGGCCCCAGATGGCCGCCACGATGCGCCAACTCTGGAGCACAGTGGACCCCCGCTGGTTCAAGAAGGCGATTCGGTATGAGGGAGGGCAGCTCAAGGGCCAGCGGTACGCCATCTTCGACGTTATCGACGGTCCTGGCAAGGGCGGTGAGCTTTGCATGGCCACCAACGAGCAAGGCGCGGACGTGGTTCAAGGTTGGCAGGTCCACCACTGGGGCCAGGATGAGCCCCTCTCGGAGCAGTTCTATGGAGAGCTCGTGCCCCGCCTTCTTCGCCTCGATGGCACCCTGCGCCTGGGCTTCACGCCGCGACTCGGAGCGGTGGGCGAGTCGGGAGAGAAACTCAACTGGTTCTGGAGCCTCGTGGATGACGGGACCATAGCCCAGGTCAACATCCCGCTCACCCTTGAGGCCGTCACCCCGCTCGGGGGGCTCCTCGAAGTCCCGTGGATGACCCAGCGCCAGATCACCAACTTCGAGCGCTCCCTCCCTGGCCCCGAGCGTGAGATGAGAATGGGCCGATCCCGAATCCCCGTCTTCGCCACACGCGTTTTTACCTGCTTCTCCGATGGCCTCGTTCGCGCTGGCCTTCGACCCCCCTCCGGAAACGTGCTCGGCGTCGGAATCGACCACGGGGCAGGAGCAGGCCGGCAACGAGCCTGCGCGGTGGCTGGAATCTACGAGCCCTCCCCCCACTTGTACACCTTGGGCGAGGCTGCGAGCGATGGTCGAACTCGAGCCGACAAGGACGCTGAAGACATCATCGAGATGCTCATGCGCGTCACGGGCGAGACCAACGCCAAGGCAGCGATCGAGGCGGTGGATCTCTGGCTTGGCGACCGCTACCACGCTGGCGACGCCATCGGGGGCGAGAAGAGCAACTGGCTTCTCCTCTGCGCCTTCTGCCGGGTCCTGGGCATCGTCAAGCCGAGCGCGAAGCATCAGGAGTACGTCTCAGCCGTGCGCTCCCTCCCCGGCAAGCTCTCCCGAATCCACGTCCCCAGCAAGTGGGAGGGCTCGGTCTGGGACGGCGCCCGCCAACTCAACACCCTCCTTGACCAGGAGCGAATCCTCTTCTCCCCCGATGTACCCGTCACACTCCAGGGAATCCGCTCCTGGCGCGGCAAGATGGCTGATCCCGAGAAGGACGCTTGTGATGCCTGGCGCTACATCTGCGTCGGGCTGGTCGAGGAGCAAGCCGCGTTGCAGAAAGCCGCCTGATCGTGTACGCTTGTCCGGAGGTGCCCCCATGAACGCTACCCCCCCGAACCCTTTTCGCCGTGGCCTTGCCGAGATCGAGTACCGCGAGCGCCTCCTGACTGGCCTCTGGTATGACGACCTCTGGGCTGAGCTGGTCCGCCAACTCGGGCAGGACCGAGCGAACCTCGTAGGCACCCCAGACCTGAGCAGGAACCCCCTCGCTCGCCTCTCGAACCAGCTCGCCGTCCTCTACTCCCCTCCCCCGCTCATCACCGGACTCCCGCCAGAGCTCACGAGTGCGATCGGAGATTGGAGCGGGCCCGTCCTCGCCGAAAGCTACACGAAGGCGAAGGGCTCCCCGATGCCCTCGAAGCTCGCCGAGGTGCAGGCTCAAGCCCTCCTCTTCGCCCTCGCCTGCAACGAGTGCGGCGTGATGTTCCCGTGGGCGAAGAAGGCGAAGCGGGTCATCCCTTCGCTCGCCATGCCCAGCAACCTCCGAGGCCTCGAAGACCCGCAGAACCCAGGCCAGCCTTCCGCCCTCGCCTGGCGACGTAAGGCCATGATCGAGAGCAAGGACGCTCTGGTCTGGGACGTCTGGGACGTCCGCGGCACCCCCACCTACTACGTCTCCTCGATCGGCGCGGTGGACGACGAAGCCTTTTTCGAGGATGCCCCGAAGCATCAGGTCCTCAAGAGCGAGGCCAGGAAGGGCTATGCCTATCCCTGGCGAGACCTTGACGAAGAGCCCATCATCCCCGGCTCCATCCTCCATCGCCGTCCTCATGCTGGCCTCTGGGACCGCTCGAGCGGGGGCGAGCTTGCGCAGGCGACTGTCACTCTGGCCGTGCTCCTCACCCATTGGGGACACGGGCTCAAGGACGGGTGCTGGGTCCGCCCCTACGTTCTCGGCGCCCAGCTCGTCACCGGGCAACAGACCCCCACGACTCCCGGCACCCTGACCCCGAACAGCGTACCCAACGACCTGTCCTCCCTCATGGAGTTCGAGGCCGATCCCAAGGCGCGCCAGGTCATGATCGGCCAGCTCAACCCCGCCTGGGATCCCGAGGTCATCCTCAAGGCGATCCTGGCCTGGGAGCAAGCTCTCTGGAGTCAGATCCTCTCCATCGACGTGAGCTCGACAGGTGGCGATCCCCTTGCCAGCATCGCCGCCGCCCGCGAGGTCCAGATTCGAAGCCAGTACCCCGCCAACCGCGAGCACGACGCGCGCTGTCTCCAGGTCGCTGCTGTTGTAGCCCGTCGCTTCGGCGGCATCCGAGTCTCCCGCTTCGAGCCGGGGATACTCTACCGCGAGGAGATCCAGGCCGCGATGCCAGCGCCAACCCCTACTCCAGAACCCCCTACCGACGACACACCCGACAGTGAGGAATCCGATGGCTGAGACCGACCCCGCGACCGACATCCTGAGCAAGCTCCGCGCTCTTCTCCCGACCTCCGAGGACACCCCCGACGACGAGGGCGACCCCCGCGACGTGCGAGGTCTCAAGGCCGAGCTCACCCGAACCCGCGAGCTCAAACGCAAGTACCACGAGGGCCTGACCGCGCTCAAGACCCAGGTCGAGGGCCTGACCGCTACCCACGCGGCTGAGCTCAAGCGCCTCAAGGAAGAGACCGGCGCTGAGGTGACCCGCATCAAGACGGGCTTCGACGAAGAGCTTTCGGTCATTCGAGCGGGCGTCAACGACCCAGAGACCCTGGCCGAAACCCGGTCAGTCTGGGCAAGCCTCGATCCCACGACCCGACCCAAGACCCCTGGTGACTTTGCCAAGTCCCTCATCGAAGCAGCCAAGGACCCGAAGAAGGCGACCACGATCCCGAAGCGCCTACAGGGCTACTACTCCGCGATTCAGGTCCAGGCCGAAGACCCACCCGACACCGAGGGCAAGGTCAAGACCGGCAATCCGGACAAGCTGGCGACGATCAAGAGCGCGAAGACGATGCAGGAGCTTTTTTCTGCTGCACGGGACTTGCAGAAGTGACATGCCTCGTGTAGTCTAAACACAGGTCCACAAACCGTCGCCGGGTCTGCGGGCGCCCATCATCGGACCGATCCTCGATAGGAGTATCTCATGGGCGCCAACGACCCGATCTATCTTGCCAATACCCCGATGAGCGACGAGCTTGTCGCTGCTCTCACCATGCTCCAGGGCCTCATGCTCGGCGACCGCTCCGGGGGCATGATCCTCCAGGACCCCGTCATCGCCGCGAGCTTCGAGAACTGGTCCGCCTTCGGTGCCCTCGCGAGCCAGAAGGTTGCCCTCGGCTGGGGCAAGGACAAGATGCAGACCCGCACCGAGAGCAACGCGGCCGTCATCCTCACCCTCGACAGCGACAAGTCCAGCCTCTCCCTCGCGAACAAGGCCTTCGCCCGCAAACTTTCCGACCGCGCCCGCTTCTATGATGCCTGGGGCGTCACGGAATGGCTCAACTTCTTCCGCGATGGTGAGTGGTCCTTCGGCCAGACGGTCGTGGATGTCATCGCCGCCCTCGCCGCGAGCATCACCGCGATCGGCGGCAACACCGGCGGCAACGATTCCTGGGGCTGCCTCTTCGATGACGTGCAGACCCTCAGCGCGGCTGGTGTGGCCGGCCCCTACGTCTGCCTGGAGACCGAGAAGCAGTGGGGCAAGCTGGCCAAGGATAGCCTGACGGTCGGCGGCGCGGTGCAGATGGACCCCGAGACCCTCCGCTACATGGCTCAGGCTGGCTACAAGTACAAGGGCACCTTCATGGCGGGCAACGTCAGCATCTACACCTCCGACGAGCTCGACGTCTCCGCCGGTGACACCCTCGGCATGATGTTCGGCCGCGAGTTCCTTCGCTGGTCTGCCGGGTGCGCACCCAAGAGCCCCGCCGCCATCGAGATCGGCCGAACCCCCTTGTGGAGCTGCGAGATCGGACGCACGGTTCTGAAGAGCGAAGACGACGTGGTCACCCAGAGCGAGATCGGCGCCGCCATCCACATCAACGCGGCCGGCATCCAGCGCCCCTTCCTGACCTGATCCTGACAACCTGACGCGGGAGGACCTCTCCTCCCGCTCTCCCCTCCGAGGAAACCCATGGGCATCTCCCCCACCGCAAGCGCCGCACCTATCCAGGCCATCACGAGCGAGCCTGCCCCCCCGGTCAAGCCGCTGGCCCTGCACCTCACCCCGAAGTGCTCGGGCGCCTACTACGCTGATCCTGCTGTCCTCGACATCATCGATGGGGAGCCCC